GCGTGTGGTTACGCGAGACCGACTGGTTCATGGGCTATGATCTTCGAAAGAAGATTATCGCCCCTTTCACGTATTCAAATGCGTGGAACGTGGATCTGTATCCTATGACGTCACCTCTGTTACTCGCCTCCGATTCTCGGTGGGCGACAATGGACAATAGAGCTCTGGCGAAGCTAAACGCTCGTGCCAATACTGGCATACAGGCGAACATGGCCCAAAACCTTGCGCAATATACGCTAACGACGAATATGATAGCGAAAAACGCTACCAACATCGCCGCAAGTGTAATGTTGCTGAGGAAGGGTAAGTTCTCTGCTGCAGCGGATAAACTTTTTCAGAACGCTAGGACTCCCGGTGTCGGAATTCGGAAAGGTAACCCCTCAAAAAGCAAATCTCTAGCCAACAACTGGTTAGAGCTGCAGTATGGGTGGAAACCTCTACTATCTGATATCGATGAGTCGATGAGGATCCTTGCCAATTATATGGAAGGGTCCACATCAGTCCAGGAGGTGTCGGCAACTGCATCGCAGGCATGGGAGTTGAGGACCTCGAAAACAGGGCCGATAGCTACGCCTCCTTACGTGGGTGTCGAAGTAGACACTACGCGTTTGAAGACTCGCTACTCGCTCAAATATCGAGTAAGTTCTCATACAACCAATATGCTTTCGCAGTTAGGCTTTACAAACCCACTAAGTCTAGTGTGGGAAATTCTCCCGTGGTCTTTTGTCGTTGACTGGTTTCTCCCAATCGGACCGTACCTAGAGACCCTATCCGGGCCTCACGGTATGGAGTTCGTTTCGGGATACAAAACCCGTTTTGGACGTCAGATCACATCCACGAACGTCGGCTTCAATGGCAAGATGCCTGGCGACGCGACGGCTACGCTGAATACTCGTATGGACAGGTTCAGAAGAGTGATTGCGCTCAATCGTACCATGCTATCTGCATGGCCGACTGGGCACTTTCCACAATTCAAAAATCCGTTTTCAATCGAGCACGCGGCAAATGCTATTGCGTTAGTCAGGCAAGCCTTCCGAGGCCGATAGACTCGTTCGTAAACCGTTTTAACGGAGTAAACCCAACCATGAGTGCTATTGCACCCATCAAGGCGTCTTCGCTTATCGGAACAGTGGATAGAACATCCTCTGCTACGGTTGGTGTGGACAAAACGTTTGACCCCGAGGGGTTCGTACTCCCCGGTGTTGCACGGTGGGTAGATCGAGCAATTGACGCCACCTATAATCCTTTAGGTGTCGCCATCGGCTATCCAGCTTTCACGCTATCGGTAAGGAGACCTACCAAGGTTTCCAGAATCTATCGCGTGACGGCAAAACTTACCCTCCCGACACTTGAGCAGACCTCTGCGTCTACGGCGACCGGTATTCAGCCGGCCCCGACGAAGGCGTATGACTGCACGTGTGTTATGGAGTTCATGTTGCCTGAGCGATCGACTGCTACGGAAAGAGCTCGGCTCTTTTCGTACATACGCTCACTCTTCGCAACGACAATCAACGCCAGCGACGATGTCCCGACAGATGCAACTGGGTCACCGCTCGTTGGCGCTGTTAACAGTTTTGAAGCGCCGTATTAACGGCGTAACAAAACATCAGCTTGCCGTAAGGTTAGCTGAGGATCTGTCTTACTTTAAAAGGAGGCATATCATGAGAGGTCATCGTTACGTTCGGGGGTCAGAGTTAGCTGCATATGGATTTTTATTCATGTGCGGCGCTCTGGCAATCCCGCTCGTTGCTTTGGCAATCATGTTGTACACCACTTTTTTCCGGCTGTAAAGCCGTCAACTCTCTTAAGGAGATGCCCTATGAAATGTCAAATGTGTTTGAAAGACCGTCTTAACGCTGCTATGTTTGGTGAGAGCCTTCGTTGGCTCTCGCCATCGCAGCGTCGAGAGATCTTCAATATCATTCGATCCAATTCACTGATTTCGCAAAAAAAGCGGAATCCGTGGTTGATCGTCGTACCCGTAAAAAAGGTAAGACGGAGGACGTAGGGCACCTTTTCCGAGAGTTGCGTGAGACAGTTTTTGTTTTGTCTTGTGAACTCTGGAGGCTCTATGTCTTTTGGTAAGCATAGTTTGCGATTTCTTAAAGAATCGCGTAAGTACCGTGTTTCACCGGAGTATTCCTCCGGCGTAATCCTCGAATATCTAGAGGCCCTTGATTGCGCTCGTTCGTTGACGGCTGCCTTACTCTTCAGAAATGGAGAGCATGAGCAGTTAGCCAATTTAGAGTTCAATCCCCTCAACTACTTAACAGTAGAAGAGACTAGGGATGCTTACGCGGCCACCAAGTTTTTGTCTAAGTTTAAAGATCTTTCTTTGAACTATGACTTAGATAAGGTAGCTATGCAAAAGTTCGATGAATTTGAACTTTTGTGTAAGCAAACTAATGCTCGCTTTCGTGCTATGGAACTGGACTCTAAATATAAGGGTCCAGTCGTTGCGCTGCATCAAGCAGTTCAACGGAAAATTTCCAAAGTACTAGGCGAGTTTAGTGCTCGTGAATTGTTTGAGGAAGCCGATTGGGGTCCTGGCGCTACGACGCTGTTAAAGGCTCGTGATGCCAGCGCTACCAACAAGTTCCAGCGCGAAGCTGGGATAACACGTGATCTGTACGCTTTAATTCCCTCTACTGTAATCGCAGAAGAATATCCTCTGTGGTCGCAGCATTTGTCTGAGATCGGTTTTCCGATATTTCAGACTGGAAATAAAGTTGTCACCGTACCAAAGGACGCAACTGCCAATAGAGTCATTGCCATTGAGCCAGGGATTAATCTCTGGTTTCAAAAAGCGGTGGGTCTAATGATACAGAAGCGTTTGCTAAGGTGTGGCATCGACCTTCGCAAGCAACAAATTAATCAAAGACTTGCTTATTCCGCATCTAAAGATGCGAAGTTAGCAACCATTGATTTTTCGTCGGCTAGCGATTCTATCGCGTCAGGTATCATCCGGGAATTATTTATGAATTGTTCATATTCTGAACGAAACGTAAATAATCTTTCGACATGGTATACTGTTCTGGATAGTTGTCGAAGTCACTACGGTCTTCGAGACGGTGCTTGGGTCCAATGGAACAAGTTCTCCAGTATGGGGAACGGGTTTACATTTCAACTCGAGTCACTGATATTCTATGCGATTGCAAAAAGTTGCGTAGAATATACACAACAGCCATTTCCCAGCGCGGGAGATGATGTTGTTTCGGTCTACGGGGACGATGTTATCGTCCCTTGTAGCTGTCTCGAAATCTTTTCCGTTATGTGTGATTTCTACGGTTTCCGGATCAATGTGAAGAAGTCTCATTTCTCTTCACACTTTCGGGAATCGTGTGGTAGTCACTTCATAATGGGAGCAGATGCCAAACCAGTGTTCCTTAAGGAACATTTAACCGACGTTCTGTCCGTTTATCGGATGGCAAATAGTGTTAGGAGGTTAGCTCACCGTCGCC